ATGTCGGCCATGTCAGGGGGCTCCTGCGTAGGTGTTGACCTGCGCCGGGCCCAACGACTTCAGGCGATGGACGACGCTGCCGGGGAACCGGATCTCGAAGTCGAACCGTGCCTGCCCGAGCGGAAGGGTTGCCGTCGTTGCCGCCGGGATCGTCAGGGTGCCCTGCGTCTGGGCGACGTTCAGCACCCACATCGGCGACACGCCCGTTGAGCTAGCCGTCAGGAATGCCGACCCGCCGGGCGGGGACATGGTGAGCCGCCATTCCGTTGCCGTCGCAAGCGCGGGGTACGTCGCTGGCCATGCCGTAATGGCGACCGTGGTGACGTACGTCTCTCCCTGCGCGATGTTGATCGACCATGTGTCCATGTCACTCTCCTGGCGTTTCGGCGCATTCTATGCGGACGGCATTCGGCATCGAGAACCAATACTGCGGCTCGTACGGTGCCGTGGCGAGGCCCGTGTAGATGGTCGGGAAGTGTTCGACCATCTCCACGATGGTCCCCACGGAGATCGGCAGCGCGGAGATGACCGCGACCCCGGTGTAGTGGCTTTGCAGGACGCCAGGCGCGACCACGTTGCCAGCATTTCCCGGTCCGAGGAAGACGTTGCCTGCCTCGGCCATGTTTCGCGCCTTCGTTCCTGTTCGGCCGTATGGTGTGACCGAGACGTATTGCGTCGGGCAGGCCGTGTCGTCGGGGTTCGGCTCAACCTCCTGAAACTCGTAGAACCACCGCCAGATCGTGCCCTCGCCCTCGGTGCATTGCGTGGCCGCCGTGACTCGAGCAGGGAACACGCGGGTATTCGGCGGCGGGACGTCCACAATCGTCGCCCCGACGAGGTTGCGGTAGGCCTGCGCCTTGCCCTTGGCCGTGACGAGCTGCGCCGGGTCGGTTTCCGCCGTGCCCTGCAAGCCGAAGCGCCAGTCGTCGATCTTGAGCTCCGTGATCGTGTACGGGCTCCACTTGCCATCCACGACCGCAAGGCGGTACGAGACCGTCCCGAGCTGACCGATGGTCGTGGTGGAGTCGATGTAGTACGGCACCCACCCTGCCCAGACCGTGCGGCCGAACGGGGTGTTGGCGTAGCGGCTCGCGTAGTTGGCCTGCACCTCGGCGACCAATGGGGCCGGATTCCATCCCGGCGTCGTCGTGAGGGGCGCGCCCGCGTTGTTGTTGACCACGACCGCCGCCTCGGTCAGCTGGCCCGCGCCGCGCCCGATGGGGCTTCGGGTCCATGCCGGCGTTGCCTGCGCCGCGTAGACCTGCTTCATGGCGAAGTTCTGCTGCGTGGCCGGGGTCTCGTTTACGTCCACGTTGCCGTAGACCGTGAGGCCCTCCACCGACCGATTCGGCATGATGACGTTGGCGTCCCGCGGCGCGGTAGTCTGGTAGCCCGCCTGGTTCCAGTTGTTGACCAGCGCGTCCGTCCCGCCGGCGGTCCCGTTCACGGGGTTCATGCCACCCGCCATGGCCCGCTTCTGGGCGTTCATGCGGGTGTCGTATTGGGCCTTGAGCGTGTTGATCTCGATGAACCGCGTGCCCGCGCCCGTCTGAATGATCACCTGCCGATTCGCCGATGCGATGGCGTCGAGCACCAGCGCGAGGCTTGCGTTGGGGCTGCCGTACAGGTCCGAAAGCCGCCGCAGGTACTCGGGCGTCCGCGTCGTGAATCCGACCGGGCTCACCAGCGACAAGGACGAGGCCACCGCGTCGATCTCGTTGATCAGGGCCGCATACGAGATGATCGGGTCCGGGCCACCGACGTCGAAGTTGGTCTGCCAACGACCGTCCGAAGAGTAGGTCGGGGCCAAGGCCTGCCCGAGCTGTGCTGCGCTCGAGAACTGCCAGTACCACCGTTCGTCCACGAGCTCGACAAGCACTGGGCCGCCAGGTTGTCTCCAAAGGAACGGCTGCGGCGGCCGCACGTACAGGTTCTGCAGGACGATGTTGGTCCCCGTAGCCTCGGACAGGGTCAGGGTGACCGTGGTCGTCGCGTACAAGTTGGCCAGCTGCGTGCTCTTGACAAGGCACGACGCGCTTACGTGCCGGGTCATGCCCGCAGGGATATCGACCCGGAAGAGGTCCTCCTGCGGGATGCCGATCTGCCGTGCGACGTCGACCATCGCCTCGTCCGGGACGAGGCATTCGATGATGTTCGCGCCCGCCGTGATGTAGGCCTGCACGCTCATATGTAGGTGGGGGCGATTCCGACGTTGTAGGTCTGCGTGTTGGTCGATGCAACATCGACAACGCTTGACCCGGAGAGCTGCACGGTGGGGTCGTATCCGGGCGTCAGCGGGGCCACCACGGCCTGCGTCGTCGGCCACCACTGCCGGAAGGAACCCACGGTTGAGTAGTTATTACTCGTCGTGCCACCGCCGTCGTAGGCGCGGCTGACGCGGGTGTAGATCCCCGTGAACGTCCGGTTGCCGTCGGGGCCGATCTCGCCGTGGTTCACCCGCCACGAGTCATGCACGAGCATGAAACCGGCGGGCATCGGGCGGTAAACCCGTGCCGGGGCCTCGTTGACCGACCGCACGGTCACGGTTTCGATGATGTCGACGCCTGGCTTGCCCGTCTGGAAGGTGAAGTCTGCGCCCTGCGTGTACATGGTCTGCAGGCGATGCACCTTCGTGTCCTGCTCGACGTTGGTGACCGTGCTGACCTTCTCGACGGCCTTGACCACGGCGTCGGACGAGAACTTGGCGATGGCTGGCTGGAACGGGCCAGCCTGAATCGCGGCGTTCGCTGCGGCGAAGGAGTCGTCGCTACCGACGAAGCTGATCGTGGGAACGGTGGCTGGGCAGTCGGAAGTAAGTACTTCCACCATTTCCGCCACTGCCACTGAAAACGGAAGTGTTTCTGGTTTGGCTTGCAAGAGGTTGCCTAGCCAGTGCGGGCTGCCGTAAACACCGCCGGCGTTGCCGTAGGCATCGGGCCGCCAGTCGCAGGAGCGCGACACCGTGAAGTTTCGGCCGACGATCTCGGCCATCGGGACCGATGCCACCGTGCTGACCGGAGCAAGCGTGCCGACCGCGGGCGAGTCGGCGTCGACCTCAAAGCGGATCTTCGCCTTGGTGAGCATGGTCTGCTCGGTGATCGCCATGCGCTGGATGCGGAAGCGCGAGAAGTTCATGCGGCTCTGGGAGAGCAGCACCGCGGCGTTGATCAGCTCGCGGGTGTCTCCGTCGGCAGGCCCCTCAAGGTCGCAGCTGAAGCGGAAGATGCCCCAGGAAAGGTTGGACTTCGTGCGCTCATACGTGAACTCGCAGTTGCCGGCGAAGGCCGCGTCGGGCAGGTTGGTCCGTGCCTGGACGTCGGTGATCTCGTAGATGAGCTGATTCCCGGCCTCGTTGTATGCGAAGGTCTGGGATTCGCGCCGCCACTTGATCGCGCCCGAAAGGGTGTCTGCAGGCGCAATGGTCTTGCGGAAGAGATCCGCATATGGCTTACGAATCGCAACTTCCGCGAACGAATTATCTGCCGCTGGGGTTAAAAATGTACCTGTGGCGGCAAGATTCACCGTGAGGACGCCGGCGACCGTACGAGTGATCAGGCCAGCGGCGTCAAGCGAAAAGCGCTGCGTCCATCGGTGGCTGATGACTGGCCACGTCGGAAATGAGACGCCTCCTTCAGTGGGGTAGGCGGTCGCGGCCGTTAGAGTGAACGTGATGAGGCACGCCTGTCGACCGTTGATTTCCGTCGCCTGCAGGTGCAGCAACGGGCCGTTCATGGCGTCTGGGAAGGACACATCGAGCAGGTCCTCGGTGCCGCCGCTTGCCGTCACCCGCACCCGGACACGGTCAATCCGCCCCGTACCCATCTGGAGCTTGGTGGCGAAGTCCACGAAGGTCGCCGTGCCGTCCGACACAATGCACGACCCGGACAGCGTGGTCTCGTATCGGTCAAGGGTGTAGCCGTCCGCAGCGTAGATTGGCCGGCAGTCGTAGCTCGTGATGTTGGCGTATGGGAGCTCGTAGTCGACGCCGTCCCATCGAAAGACGATGTAGGTATTGCCTGGGCTGATGGGCATTAGATCCTCGCTCCCATGAGACGCAGATCATTCACGAACGGCTCGTTGGCGGTCGTGAAGTCGTATTGCGGTTGCGTGTTGCGGGCGATCTGCTGCAGGGTCGGCACGACCTGCGTCTTGAGCACGCCCCCAAGCAGAATCAGTCCTATTCCAATCCCTCCGAAACTCAAGCCGCTCGACATAAGACCTGCGCCTCCGCGCTGCATGAGATCTGCCGTCGCCTTCACGGCGTTCGGCAGCGCCTCAAGGATCTTGGGCAGGAAGCCGACGATGGCCTCCAGAATCTTGGCGAGCGCTTCCGTCATGGGCGCGAGGAACGCCGCGCCGACGCCGGCGGCGAAACTCTTGATCGTCAGGAGGCTGCGCTCAATGCGCCCCGCCTGCTGGATCTGCGCCGCGATGGCAGGCCCGGCGATCCCGCCGAGGCGCAGCTTCTCCATCGTCATGGCGATCTCGTTCGTCATGTCGGCGATCTGGATCGCAGGGCTGAACTCCCGCAGATCCGATGCCACCCCCATGATGAACTGGTGCAGGCGCATCACGGCGTCGATGGCCATCTTGAACGCCTTGGTGATCGCCCCCACGACCACGGTCGCCATGGCCAGGCCTGCCGTCGCCTTGATCAGCATCGACCCGAAGCGGCTCCCGCTGTCCTCGAGCGCGTCGTCCATCTCCGCGAGGGTCGCGCTAAAGTCGAAGCCATTGCCCTTCATGGACGAGAACATCCCAGGCAGGGCCTTGAGGATCTCGCCAAGGCCAAGCTTGTCGGCAGCCTCCTCCTCGCCCCCGACGCCGCTCCCGCCGCCCCCCATCCCCGTCACGACGTCGACCGTGATCTTGCCTAGGTCCTGCATGGGTCATACGCTCCAGTCGATCTCAAAGGCGCACAGGAAGGTCTCCGTGCCACGCATCCAACCGGGCAGATCGTCCACGGGCTCGACCACGCCGCCAGACCGCCATGTGAGGGCGATGGTGAGGCGGTCGTTGAGCGTGTTCTGGATCAGGAGCTGCCGAAGGCCGTCGATGGCGTTCTCGATCCCCGAGCTGCCCGCGATGCGGAGCGTGGCCTGGTTCACGGGGTCCATGAGGTTCCGCCACCAGACGACCACCTGCACGTTCGCCTCAAGGAGGCCCACCCCGCTGCGGGGGTGCATGGCGGTGTCGCCGCCGGGGATGATCTGGAAGGCGTACTGCGCGATGGTCTCGTCCGTGGGGCGCTCGGTCAGATAGACCGCGCCGCCGTAGCCCTCGGCGAGGGCCCACGTGCGGATCTCGTCCCGAAGGGCGATCCAGATGTCCGCATTCGTCTGCACGCTCATGCGCCACCCCGCTGGTGCTGCATGTCCATGCGGATCTTCCAGGCGAGGTCAGCATCGCCCGTGGCGAGCTGCACGGCCTGCTGCGTGACCTCGGGCGACCCGAAGGCGATGGCGATCCCCTGCGCGAGGGCGAGCGCCTGGCGGGCCTCCACGGCGGGGATGTTCAAGGCGAGGCCCATGGCGGTCTCCGGGTCGAAGTCGGAGGGCGGCCGGCCGTAGGTCGCTGTGAAGACGGCCGCCGCCCGTGTCAGTTTCCCGAGCGTTCCGCCGCGTTCTTGATGCGGATGAACAGGCCGAAGAGCTGCTCGTCGCTCGCTGCCGCGGCGGTCTCGGGCGTGCGCGCCACCTTCCGCATCGCTGCCGTGACGTCGGCGATCTCGTAGTCGTCCTTGCGCCCGATGGCGGCGATGATCTCGTGGAACTGGACGATGATCACGCCGACGGGGAGCTCGGCGCGGAACAGGAGGGGGTCGTTGTCGGAGTTCAGGTCGATCATGGTCAGGTGGTCGCGGTCGTGTAGAGGACGCCCGAGACGCCGGGGATGGCCTTGAACGTCACGCCGGCGCGCTGCTCGACGTTGCCAAACTGACTCGTCACGATCCCGTTCGCCGGGACGAAGCAGCGTCCGAAGATGTAGGCCGTCTTGCCCGCCGTCAGGGGCAGGATCTTGACCGCGAAGGTGCCACTATTGGCCACGAGCAGCCGGCCGATGGTCGCCGTGTTGAACGCCCCGCGCTGGCGGGTCCGAAGCGCCGTGAGCTGCGTGGCGTCCCACTTGACCAGGGTGGCCGTGACGGTGGCGTCGATGCCCTGCACCACGATCTCCTCGGGTGCCTGGCCGCTCGAGACCGTCTTGATCTCGTGCGTATAGTCGTTCTCGCTGATTTGGGGGAGGTTGTCGTTGTCGGTCTGGCCGAGATCCACGTAGCCCGACCCGAGGTCGACTTGGATCATGCATGGACCGCTGACAATGATTGATGCCGGCATGGTTACCTTCCTTTGAGGACCTTCTGGAGCCCTAGTCTAATCGTTCGTCCAATGTCCGACCATTCCGATGTGGTCGGAACGAGGAACGGCCTTGCGGGGACCTTGACGCCGTTCCACGCCATGATGAAGTCCTTCCCCTCGGTCAGGCCCTCGGCGTTGGGGTTCGCGCCCGTGGCGTGTGACCGCACGCCCTTGCGGGTCAGGGGGATGTAGTTCGGGCCCTCGGTCTCAAATCCGAGCTCGTGGAAGATCGCGTACAGGGGCCCGGTGAGGACGATCTCGAGCTGCGTTTCGCCGCTGCGCTGGGCGCGCGCCCCGAGGCTGCGGACGAGGTTGCCCGTGTCCCGCAGGGGCTGTCCGCCGGCGCGGTAGCTCTTGCCCTTGACCCGGTACTCGGTCACCTTGACCGTCTTGATCTTGGGCCCGGCCTTGGTCTTGGTGACCTTCTGGACAGTGCGCTCCCGCGTGCCGAGGATGGCCCCGGCGTCCTTGGGCTTCCGCAGGGTCCAGAACTCGGCGTCGATATCCTTGAGGGGCTTGAGCGCCACGGCGGCCCCGGATGGCCCTCGGCCCTGCCCGGAGGCGATGTGGGCCTTGGCGTAGCGCGACACGGCGGCCGCGATGCCCTTCAGGACCTCGGGGCTCCCCAGCGCCTTGGCGATGGCCCGCCGGCTTGGCTCGTCGTGCGCCCCGTAGGCCACTTCAGCCTCCCGGCATCGTGTTCGGGCGGCGGCTGCGGAAGAAGGCGCTGTTCGACATCTGGTCGTAATAGGCGAAGGTCTGCAGCGGGGTGGCGCGCACCTCGGGCAGGCCCGCCTCGGCGGCCTTGGCGAGCGCTCCGAAGATCGCTCGGCCGTCCCGCAGGTGCTCGAGCATCTCGTGCGCCCGCTTCATGCGCTCCTCGACCGCCGGCGGGATCTTGGCCGCCCGGCGCTGGAAGAGGATCTCGGTGGCGAGGTCGACCGTCAGGGACACGATCAGGTAGTCCGACGCGGTCGCCAGCGCCGTTAGGTCGGCGTCCAGATAGATGTTCCCGACGCGGGCATAGGCCTTGATCATGGCCGTGGCGCGCTCGAGCGCCATGGTCGTGACCGGGTTCGCCCCTGGGTTCGGGTTGCCTTGGTCGGTGCAGAGCTCGGCAATGATGCGCGAGTCGAGTTCCTTCTCAAGGTCCGCGTAGGTAGCGAATGCCATGCGCTGCTCCTATGGCACGGGGAGGGCGGTCGCCGAAGCGTGCCGCCCTCCCGTGTGCCGTTGGGGGGCTTGTGTCAGGTCGTGACGTCGAGCACGAGGTAGCCGGAGACCGGCGCGACGAGCTCCACGGTGCTGTTGTCGATGACGCGACCCTCGATGCGACGGTCCTTCGGATCGTCCCAGTTCTCGACGGTCATGTCCTCGAAGGCGAAGATCTGGGTGGTGGCGAAGCTCGTCGAGCCTTCGACGCCCACCAGACCACCCGGACGGCTCACGAACACCGCCGAGTTCCCGTAGACGAAGCTGCGGGTGGTGCTCGATGCGCCCTTCTTGGTCGTGACCTTGACCGAGTCGTCCACGACGACCTGCACGCCGAACAGGTTCGGCGGGAGGCCGTACTTGGCGAACGTATCCGAGCCCTGCAGGAAGGGCAGAGCGGCGGGGTAGTTCTTGACGTAGTCACGAACTTCCCCCGTCGTCGAGAGCAGGTTGGCGACGGTCGGGGAGATGACCATCATCACATCGTATTCCGCACGCACCGCGCCGCCGGTGGCGAGCGAGATGGCGCGCAGAGCGCCTTGGATGCCCTTCTGGATCACGTTCGAGGTCGACCCCGTCCACGGAGCGCCACCGGGCGACAGTGTGCCCGTCGCCGCGTAGTTGCCGACGGCGTTGAACGCCGTCTGCGCCGCCGTGCCCGTCAGCGCCGTCGCAGCGCGCATGCAGCGAGCCGTCATGGCGAGCTGCGCCTTGCTGCGAGCGTGCTGGGCAACGACGTCCCAGGCCGCCTGCTTCACGGTCTCGTTCGGGATGTAGAACGGGTACGCGAAGCGCTGGCAGTTGAACGCGACGAAGTCCTGCTCGTTCATCTTGCCGACCGGGCGGTCGTTGCCCAGGGGCCAGACGAACTCGTTGATGTCCGTCACGCGGACGTTGTCGTCCGAGTTGAGGCGCAGGTAGTACCCGGTCATCTGGTTGGCCGGGACGATCTGCGCGTACTTGGTGATGGGGAAGGTGTTCACCGCACGGGTGAACTCCACCTGAAGAGCGCCCGTTGCGAGGGCGTTGGTGGACGGCACGTAGGTGTTCAGGCCGCCACCGACAGTCACGTAGCTCATGGTATGACCTCCTTTGGGTCAGTTGTTTCGGTCAGACTGCCTTCGTGGAGGGCAGACGGTACGCCCAGAAGATCTGGCCATCCGCGCCAGCACCTTCAAGGGCGACAAAGTGCGCGACGTTGCCCGACCCCGACACCGCAACGACCTTGCCGGCCGTCGTGGGGATGAGGCCCTGCCCAGCCGTGATGGACGCGCTGGCGGTGAGCTGCACGCAGTTCGAGGGCTGCAGGGAAATCGGGTCGCCCACACCGTTCACAACTTCGGCATGGTTGGCCGAATCGAAGCGGCGGGTGGAGCCGTCGGTGACGCCCACGACGAAGTCGGCGGCGGCGGTCGACGCCACGCCCTGGAAGGCGGTGGTGTCCATCTTGACAACGCGGTAGGGCAGGATCGTGCCGCCCGCAACGAGATTGGGAGAGAACTGAAGCATGGTGTGTATTCCTTGTGGTTAGCGGCGGGTGCGGGCGTTGATCGCCTTGGCAAACTCTTCGGGCTTGCCGGCGAACTGCTTGACGAGGTCACCGACGTCGGCGATGCCCATTCCCTTGGGCATGGCGGCGCGGCTCATGTCGATCTTCGTTCCGATGGGGTCGCGGGCGAACAGCTCGCGCCACGACTCGAGCAGGGAGACCGGGTCACGGGAGGCCTGCAGCTGGCCGACCAGCGCGTCGCGCTGCGTGTCGGGGATGCGGTAGCCCTCCTGCTCCATGATCTCGATCTCGCGGGCGAACTTCTCGCGGGTGAGCTCGGCCTTGAGGGCCGTGTTCTCGCGCTCGATGCGGGCCATGCGGGCGCGCAGGCCGTAGTGGCTCTTGGACGCGATGACCTCCTCGGCCTCCTCCTCGTCCTCGTGCGTGATGGTCAGCTCGCCCATCTCGTCCTTGTCCTCAGATTCCTCGGCCATGACGACCTCGTCGTCGCCGTCCTCGGCCATCTCTTCCTTGTCGCCCTCGTCGGCGAACTTCTTCTTCATCATCGCGGACAGGTCGGAGATCGCGCACTTCATGGCCTCGAGCTCCTCGCGGATGTCGTTGTCGGATGCCATTGCGGCCTCCTCCTTATTCAGCGCCGGGACGAAGGTGTTGAGGCCACCACCGACCCCGGCGAGGTCGTGGTTGCTCTTTGAGAACGTGATGCGCTCGCCGCGGCGAGCGAAATGCGTGTCGGGAAGCGGCCGGCGCGGGGTCTCACGACCCAGCAGCGCCACCTCGGACAGGTGGTCGCTCTCGGACCAGATCTCCGCCGACCGCCTGGGGAAGGCGTTCGTGGCGATAAGTCTGTCGAAGATGTCCCTGCCGACCTCCATGTCTCCCACAATGTACCCAACGCCATCCCGTTCCTCGTATCGGAGTTGCGGGATTCGACCGACCGCGCTCTTGGGCTCCTTGCCGTCCTTCTCGTGCATGATCACGATCCGGGGGTAGGAGCCTCGATCCATGTGCTTCCCGGTGGCGGCGACGATCTTCTTCAGGCGCTTGTTGTCGAAGCGCTTGAGCTCGGGGTCGGCCTCGCCATCGTCGATGGCTGGGTCGAACGCCATGAACAGCTCAACGCCACGCAGGACGACCTTGTCATCATCCTCGACGACCTCGTGCGATGCCTTCTGGTTCACGCTCTTGCCCTCCTTGCGGTCCATTTCGGCCACCTTGCGCTCGGCCCACGCCTTGCCGGCATCGCCGCCCCAGAGCAGCCACGCGATATACCCGGCGTCATCATCCCCGCCCTTCTGGTTGCCCTCGTGGCGGGCGAAGAAGGACGCCATGCGGCGCACGGTATCGGGGGACAGGGTGGCTCGGTTCTTGAGGTCGCGGGCGCGCGCCACGCCAACCTCGGTCCCGCCACGGCCGTGCTTGGCCCGCAGCTCGAGGCCGCGGGCGGCGTTAGACGCCATCTCCTGGGTGGGCTTGAGGTCGATGTCGGTCATGGCTGCGTTGCAAGCACCTGAATCGCGCCCGTGTTGAACCGCACGCACAACTGCGTCTTTCCAGAACCGTTGTCTCTAGCGTAGACCACCGCCTGATTGACTGCCGGAGCCGCCGGGTCAGATCGCTCGGTGTACAACAGGCGGTCGTGGAAATACACGCCACCGACATTGATCTGGTTGTTGCCAGATGCTGAATCGGCGTCCTGGTCCTTGCCGATGATGATGTTGTTGTCGCCCGTGGTCAGCGCATCGCCAGCCCGCCAGCCGAACAGGCAGTTGTACTTGCCCGACATCGGGTTGTTTGAGCCTGCCTGATAGCCGACGACGGTGTTGCCAAGAGCCGTTACAGTCCCAACGGGCCAACGGTTATAGGTGCCCGCTCCTGTTGCAGCCGTACACACTATTTGTGTAACAGGTGTAAAGCCAACACCTATGGCCTCGTCGGGGCTTTGTGCCAATCGATACGTATTTGCGTTGTCGACAATCGCGTAGTAGGTTCGACCACTAAACAAAGGTGACGGAAGCAGCGTTAGACTGACGTTGGCATCGATTGGTGTTCCCGGCGGATTTTGTGCTGCTGGGTTGAGACTTGTGGACCGGAAGGCAACAGGAGCTCCCGACGAGAGTCCGTGGGCTGTTTGAGTAACCGTAATTGCACTCCCGACCGTCTGTGTCATGGTGACGGTGGCACCTGCCGATTGTCCAGAGGTATCTTTTGGATACCTAAAGGCTTCAAATCCTACGACAGTATTTTCGCTTGTGTTGCACGGCGAAGTTCCAGTCGTGGTTGACGGACTTGCGTTTGGAAACTCATCTTTCTGATTGTCGATACTGATGTTTCCAGCACCCGCATTCCGACCGATGATGACGTTTCCCGTACCAAACCAGTTTCGGTACGCAGCAGAGGTACCGACGTACACGTTGTCCGACTGCTTGCACCCGTCGCCGCTGTATTCACCTAGCGCGGTGTTGTTGTCTCCGATGAGGTTAGAAACCAAAGCCTGATTTCCTACCGCGACGTTGAACGCTCCGGTTCTGACGTCAAGAGCAGCCTGATAGCCGATTGCCGTATTCGAGTCCGATGCCACGCTGGGCATTGCGTTCAATAGGGCACTTGATCCAACTGCTGTCGATGCCGTTCCTCTGAACGGCAGCAAAGTGCTTACTCCACGAAGTGCGTCGTTACCGACGCCTACGTTTCCCGTCCCTGTCGTATTGAATCGTCCAGATCTTGACCCTACAAAGACATTCTGGCTACCCGTGGTCGTGTTCAGGCCTGCAATGTACCCGACCATCGTGCTATCGCTCGACGTCAGAATCTTCCCAGCAGAACTACCGATGAGGGTGTTCGACGTTCCTGTAGTAATCCCCTGTCCGGCATTTGATCCGACGCAGGTATTGTCGAATCCGTTTGCGTTCCCCGCTCCGCCAGTAATTAACTGCCCGGCTTGGCGTCCCACCAGCGTGTTGTCGCATCCACCGTTGATGCTGAAGCCAGCCTGATACCCAACTGCGGTGTTTCGGTTGGCGTCACCAGTTACGTCAAGTGCGCCGCTACCAATCGCCGTGTTTTGATTTGGGCTAGCGGTTGTGGCTTTGCCCGTGCCAGCACCGCCTGCTGCGTATTCGAGCGAGGTCCACACGGTTGAGCCCGTGCCAATCTTGAACCGACCCGTATCGGTTTCTACTGCAATCTCGCCAAGCAGCAGGGTGGGATTGGCGCTAGCAAAGTTTGCGCGAGTGTCTCTTCGGATTCGGATGTTGGCCGTGAAGATGCTCATGGTGTATTAGACGGGGTTGGTCGCTTGCCCGCCGT